TTTACCCTCTCATTTACTGTTATGGCGAAGTCTGCATTGGCTTTGAAAACTAGGCAAATTGCAAAACTAGATAATCAGTATTTTGAACTGGTCCAAATCAGTAAATCAATTCAAGGGAGCCTACCGGTCTGCTCTGTTCTTTGTGAGCATGTGTCTTATCTTTTGAACCATGAAATGTATCAAATAAGCAGTTTCGACTTCACGGGTGATCCTTCAGCAGGATTATCCCAGCTCCTTGCAGGCACTCCCTTTTCAGCTGGGATTGTGGATTTTACAGAGAGTGTCACGATGAAAATCAACCAGAAGGTTTCTAGGCGAGCTGCCCTTATGCAGTACATCGCCATTCTTGGTGGTGAGATTCAGTACGATGGTTATAGCATCAATATTCGAAGCCATAGAGGCTCCACTGAATATATCCCTGTGATGGGTTCAAAGAATGTTACAAACGTGGCTGTATCCCACGATTCAAGGGAAAACGCATCATCCTATGACATTTCCTTTTTCAAACTGATGGATTTGGCTGTTGGTGATAATGTTCACATCATCTTCAATCCATTAGGTATCAATGTGAAAACCAGGATCATCTCACTTGAGTACAACCCATTTTATAGATTCAATATCCGTGTTGAGGTGGGAAGATACAGACCAAGTATCTCAGATACCTTCTATCGCATAGAAAACTCTATCTCTAATGTTGGAAGCTCCGTGGATGATCTTCAAAACCAGGTCTATGACTTAGGAGTATCCTACACCATTGTAAAAACACTGTCGGTGGTTGATAACAAAATCAATGTGACCTATGAAGTGGAAAAGGGAGATACCCATCAGTATCACGCCGAGTACAGCTTCACCACAGATTCCAGTGGCAGAATCACCAGCATCACCTTAGAAGATATTTTCTCAGAGCTTCTCCTTAAAGAGGTTTCTTCGCTTCTGATTGATGCTGCAGCCTTTGAAGTAACCTATGCCGATGGCTCAACTGGAAGCTACACCTACTCCACTGATTCCAGTGGAAGAATCACCGCCATCGAGAAAGTTTAAGGAGGAAAGCCATGAGCTATGATCGTAATTTTAATAACACCTTGGCCATCTGGACAGCTTTTGGTGGTAGAGGCAGCATCGTCCTTCCTATTCCTACCTTAAGCTGGACCAAGAAGTACTATAACAATTTTGGTTACACCCAATACGGTAGTGAAAGGCAGATCAATGTCTATGATAACGGAAGCGCTCAGATTGCAGTTTATTACGCCAAGACTCCTTATATGTCCTACTGGAACAAGACTACAATGCAGTGGACCATTGTCAGCGTTCCTTGGTGGAGCTATGGTCAACCGGAGATTCTCTATGCCGCCAATGGCGTGTTTATTGCAAAAATCGTGGGACTTGCCAATGTTATTGCTTCCTTTGATGGTATCACTTGGCACAATGCTGGGTATTGTCCGGGCGCTTATAACGCCATGACCTGCGGAGCTTATGATATGAACAGAGGCTCTGGTATTGTCAGTTGGTGGTATTATAAGTCACCAGTTTATTACAGCTTCGATTCCTTAGAAGAAAGAACCGCCTGGACCTTGGTCGGATCTGATGGAACTTCGGTACCGATCTTTAAATACCTGACCACCCATAAAGGAAACTTTGTCGGCGTGGTTGGCGGGGATAAATCCATTGCAAGAGCAAGTTCAGCCAGTCCTGGTCTTTGGACCACGACGATTGCAGAAGATCTAAATGACACCCGTTATATGTTCATTCGGTCCGTCAATGACGTCCTCTTTGTAATGAAGTTCAACTACACCAATATTGGCGGTGATTACACCTATTATGTGAAGCTCTGCGTGATGAATGACGATGCCACTCAGATTACAGAGACCAATCTTTCCTGGGTAGGAGATCTGGCCAACAACAACATCCCTAATCCAAGAAACATCATCTGGATGGAGGACTGGGGCAAGTTTGCACTTCTAAAAGAAAGTATGCTCTGCGTTTCCAATGACGGACACTATTGGGAGGGTGTTGAGCAGCCAGGCTTCACAACAAGCCAGTACGATACCTTCGACGGTGCCATGTATATTCCGGGAGACGGTTTCTATGCGAAGGCCAGTGGCTATGTTTATTATGCTCCTTACTAATTGAAGCCTATTTCTATCAGATTATGACGCTCTTATCCGGGCGTCTTTTTATATACAAATATTTATGAAAGCGAGGAAATTACATGAGAGATATTTGGACATTTATTCAAATGGTCTTTGCTGCCATAGGTGGTTGGCTTGGCTGGTTTCTCGGAGGTTACGATGGATTTTTATATGCCCTAATCGCCTTTGTGGTGATTGACTATATTCTTGGAGTGATGTGCGCCATTTTGGAGAAACACCTATCCAGCGATGTAGGTGCTCGGGGCATCTTCAAGAAAGTGGTGATCTTCTCCCTTGTAGGCATTGCCCACATTATTGATCAGAACATTATCGGAGATGGTGGTGCCATCAGAACCGCAGTTATCTTCTTCTATCTATCCAATGAAGGAATCAGCATCATCGAAAACTCAACAAGAATCGGGCTTCCTGTACCAGAGAAACTTAAAGAGATTCTTGAACAGCTAAAAGACGGTGGAGATAAAGATGGGACAAAGTAATGAGTGGCCATCTTGAAGGAGGAGAACAATGAACCTTAAAAAACTAATCCTTACAGAAAATGAATGTTATAAAGCAGGTAGGAAAATCAAACCCAAAGGCATCATGGTCCATAGCACTGGGGCCAATAACCCCTACCTTCGTAGATATGTTGGACCCGATGATGGCCTCCTGGGGGAGAACCAGTACAATAATCATTGGAACCAACATAGACCCAGTGGTAGACAAGTTTGTGTCCATGCCTTTATTGGAAAGCTAAAAAATGGTACCGTCGCTACCTATCAAACCCTGCCATGGGATCATAGAGGCTGGCATGCAGGAGGTGACGCCAACAACAGTCATATCGGATTTGAAATCTGTGAAGATAATCTGTCCGATGCGTCTTACTTCAATGCAGTTTATAAAGAAGCCACGGAGCTTTGTGCTTACCTTTGTAAACTCTATGACCTGACGGAGAAAGATATCATTGGCCACTACGAAGGTTATCAAAAGAAAATCGCCAGCAATCATGGAGATCCTCGGCACTGGTTTTCTAGGCATGGTAAGAGTATGGATACTTTCAGGGCTGACGTTAAAAAGCTACTTACGATTCCTGCAGCTTCCACGCCACCGACTAAGAAGCTGTATAGGGTTCAGGTTGGAGCTTATAGCGTTAAGTCCAATGCCGAAGCAATGCTGGCCAGAGTAAAAGCTGCAGGCTTTACGGATGCCTTTATTAAAATTGAATAGCCAATCATCATGCCCTTGGAGGTTTTAAACTTCTGAGGGCATTATTTTTTTTGTTATTTTACAAAACCGTCAGATTTCCATCCATCTCATGGCTACCAGATAGAGGGGAACAAATAATGACCCTTCAGAAAGAGGTGATGGATATGAAACACAACCTGAAGATCAGTGTTTCAAAAATGCCACAGACAGGCGGAATCGTTACTTGCCGTAATGTCACCGTAAGGGAGCGCATTCTACGTTTCCTCCTTGGAGATAAACAGCGTGTAACGATTCTTATTCCGGGAGATAGCGTCCAGGAACTTGCTATCTGTGAGACTACGAAAGGAGGAAATGAACTTGAGCAAAATAAAGTTACTGCTTGATGTGGTAAGTGACATGCGAAGCCTTGCAGACAGCATAGAAGTGGTTTGCAATGCAATGACAGAAAGCGATGCTGCACCTGAAGAAGTGCCTGTCACAAAGTCGGAAACAGCAAAGGAACCTGATATCCCACTTGAAAAAGTGCGTATGGTCCTTGCAGAAAAAAGCCAGCTTGGTTTTACTGCGGAAGTCAGAGCTATTATCGGGAAGTATGGTGCGGATAAGCTCAGTGCTGTTGACAAGGTATATTACGCTGACATCTTGAAAGATGCGGAGGTTCTTGGCAATGGGTAATCACGCAATACTATCTGCATCTTCATCCCACAGATGGCTCCATTGCTTACCATCTGCAAGGCTTGAACTTGAGTTTGAAAACACAAGTGGAGAGGCGGCAAAAGTAGGTACTGCAGCACATGAACTCTCAGAACACAAACTGAAAAAGGCACTCCGCATCAGAAGTAAGAGGCCCGTGTCAGAGTATGATTCAGATGAAATGGAAGAATGCACAGATGAATATGTTGCCTTCATCATGGAGCAGGTAGAAGTTGCAAGAAAGTCCTGTACTGACCCTATCGTTCTTATTGAACAACGCCTTGACTTCTCTTGCTATGTGCCAGATGGATTTGGTACGGGAGACTGTGTAATCATCTCAGATGACAGGCTTCACATAGTGGATTTCAAATACGGAATTGGAGTCCTTGTGGACGCAGAAAACAATCCGCAGATGAAACTGTATGCATTAGGGGCTCTTGAAATCTATGACAGTCTCTACGACATCAAAGAAGTATCAATGACAATATTTCAGCCGCGAAGAGAAAACGTCAGCACCTGGACTGTTCCGGTAGAAGAACTTAAAGCCT